TTGAAGTTTGACAAGGAGAATAATATGAGTATCATCGCAGGAAAAGTTGTCCCGGCTGTTGAAGTGGAAGCGTCGGTGTGTGTTTTACAAGCTGAGCAAAGTGGCAATGTGAACGATTGGGTAATGGCTGGCATTGCGTATTTGCGCACTGATAATATTGAGATGCACAAGTATTGTCTGCGAATGGCGGATGTGTTGCGCCGGCGCAAAAAACGGTCACGGCGAAATGTCACGGAACGTGCTGTGACTTTGAGCGTGTAGCTATACCATAGGAGAAAAATAAAATGCCTGATTACAAAGTGGTTCTGGTGGATAACCGGGTAGGGATCACTGATTGTCATGATGAGTCTGAGGCCATTTTACGCGCGAAGGCGCGGGCTTGCGATGATTGCGGCTTGGCTTTCTTTGCGTGGATATTTGGCTTAGTCAGCATCGAAGAAGTGGATCCTGATCCGCGCCGGGTGGTGGTGTGAGATGGGCCGTAAGATGCGAAAGGCGAGTATTCAGCGCATTTACACACAGCGCGCGGACAATTATGCCCATCACTTCGAGTGCAGGGAGACTGTCAAGGCCATGCAGGCGGACGTGAGGGCAACGTTGGCGCATGCTGTCGGACATTTTCCATATCCGCGCCTGACGCTGTATGGGTCCACCGAATACACCCGGGATTTTGAACTGACCATGATTACCCTGGCGAATCGGATCGGCATGTCGGACCCGTGGTTACTCAATCCGTGGTATGTGACTGAGGCGGGTTGGCAGGTATTTCAGGATGCCTGGGAGCAGTTGCCTGAGCCTGTTGATTTTGTACCCAGGAAGGTGTGTACAAAACCCGAATCTGTACTTTTTGTCCACAGTCCGGATGCCGGCGACGGCTGAAAAGTGGTCAAAACCGAATTTGTCCACATTTGTCCACAGGTGTAGGCATTTTATCCACAGGTGACCTGTGGACAAATTTCGGCCTTTTTTCTCTTGGTTTCTCTCGTGGAAGCGGTTCAAAAGTGGATTTATCCACATTATCCACAGGCCCTACTACGGCATACTAAGAAGGTAATTATGAATAAACTGACAATTGTCCTGATAGCATACGCGCTGACACAGATTGCTTGCGTGACCAGCGCCGCGCTGGTCCCTGTGCCAACGGTGCAAGGCGCTCTGTATGCTGCGCATTTGGAAAAAGCCGGTACGCCGGCGGCGGAGCCGACTACGGAAGGGAAAGGAATTTGCGCCATCGCTTGGACTGCCGTTCACCTGCGCGTGGGGCAGGGAAGTGACGCGTGGGTGTTGGACACGGTGGCGCGTGGCGCGGTGGTGACGGTCCGCTCGAAGGCTGGTGACTGGTGGCTGGTGGAGCTGGACGGGCGCGTAGGGTACGTCCGTGGGAAGTATCTGCAAGAAACGGAGTGCAAATGAAACCATCGCCCTGGCAGGAACACGTACAATATGGCGGGGCAATTATTGAGCCGCCACGCAAGACGATCTACATGGCTACCATCATGCCGCCGGTTCCGCGTTTGGTGTGGGTCGTGCGGGAGTACGAGGATTCGGCGGCTTGCTTGACGATCCCGCCTGGGGATTGGGAAGTGGATGGGTGGGGGTGGGCAAGGAGTTTGTTCTATGTTCATAACGCGTATTTGCATCCATACACGGATACGGGTTGGCGGATGTGTCTTGACCTGGCGGCTCGCTATGAGGTATTTAAAGTTGAGACCGAGGACCTGATCAGGGTGATGTTGGAGAAGCTTGCGGTTGGTGAGGAATGAAGCATCTTAAATATCCGGCTCCGCGTGCGTTGGTGCGCGACCTGCGCGCGTGCGGTGACAATTATCGCAAACTTGCGAAGTTGCGCAACGTCAATGTCTACTGGATCGTTCGGTTGTTCACATATGGGGAAGAACCGAAAAGCAGGGAGACGCGGTTGAAATTGTCCCTGCCTGGGAAGAAGCGCAAGCCGTATAAGGCGCGTGTGTCCAGGCTGCCGCTGGCGGACCACGTCCGCTGGTGGCGTGGGTTGTCGAAGGAAGTACGGGATGAGATCTTGAGATCCGAGTATGCTTTTTATCTTGGAGATGCGGAGTGTTTTTCTCCGCTTGGAGAAATAGAGGCTGACAATGACCGAAGTACGCTCGCTTGAAAGTATCCTGCTTGACCTGGTTGACCTGGCAAGGGGGAGCCATGCGCAATCATAAATGGACTGGCGATCAACGAAAAGAAATGTTGCTGTGGGTTGAAACCTGTCAGGGGTGTGGTTTGTTGCGTTATGGTTGGAGATTTGGTAAGAACATTGAGTACACATACGCCGAACAAAACGTGCGCCTGACCGCCTTCGGCGTTCGGTCGTCCAAATCTATTCCTCTGCAATTATCACTTTTTGCAGATGATCTGTTTGCTGCAATTGGTGGCAGGTAACGCAAGCCGTTGGCGCATCACTTTCAAAAAGGAGAATCATGTTTAATGAAATCGTAAACGAAATTGAAATACGTTGCAAAAATCCGCTCGAAACACAATCCAGCATCGCGCTTAGTTACGCTAATATGTTGCGCTATTTGGACTTCATCTCGGATGACAAAATCAAAATTGCAAACAACGCAATCAAGGCGCGTTATCCATCCAAGAGCGGGCTTGCTCGTGTAAAGAAAATGGCTTGGACTATCGTTGAAAAACACCCAACAAAAATCCAGACCTTTGCAAACGGTGTCACGTTTTCTATCAACGCATCCAAAATGGATTGCCGTAACCAACTGACTGTGACCGCTCCAGGATCATTCACGCTGGCCAAGTCACAACCGTGCCTGATCAGGCTATCAAACGCCTGGTCAGACATGCGCTAAAAAGGGGGATGGGGAGTTCTCTCATCTTCTTTTTTTTCAGGGGAAAAAAAAGAAGGGTTGAGTTTTACAGATAAATGTGATAAAGTTTAGATCAGCCCGACCCGCTCTCGCGGTCGGGCTGATCGTTAATATGGGAGCGGGTTACGGGCGGAGATGAGAATTGGCAGAATCAGAACGTATCGATCAATTACAAGAAGAACTTGCATCGACACGCATCGAGCGCGATAAGTATCATACCGAGTTGGTTGATCGTCGGTTGATTATGCTTGAGGTTGCCAATGGCGATCATGAGAAGCGTTTGCGACTCGTGGAGGAAGTCGCGACCAAGTTCAATTTTCTGATGGCATTATCCATTGGCGGGGGATTGCTTTCTGCGATTGTGCTGGCCAGGGCAGTGTTGGGATTTTGAAATGGATGCAAAGAGAGGTAAAGCAAAACCTAAGAGTAAAACACTTGGCGCGCGAAGAGGCGGCCAGCCAGGTAATCAGAACGCGCGTAAATCCGGACTGTACGCGAAGAACCAGCCGAAGGTCAGTAAAAAATCAGAGAAGACTGCGGCGACTCGGCGCGACATTATGGACGGTGTAATTGAAACTTTGTATGCGAAGTTTAATGGTCTTCGGGATATTGATGATTTATGCAAGTGCGCAAATTCGATTTCGGTAGCGGTGACTGCTGCCAACGGTTGTGATCGCACCATTGCGATTGTATCTGGCAAGTTGACCAATCTATCCGAAGCCATAGAACGTTTGCTCATGGATGAACAGCCCAATGACTCAAGCACTCTCGAGTAATCCGTTGGTACGGCGTATCAAAGATACTGTCTGGCGCGGTCCCATAAATTGGGCGCGCGCCAACGGGATAACCCTGCGTCCGTATCAGGAAATGATCTCGCGTGCTGTAGTGGACTCGATTGTGAATGGGCACGGGTTGACCTTTGTCGTTGTTCTTCCCCGGCAAAGTGGCAAGAATGAATTGCAAGCGCATATTGAAGCCTGGTTGATGTTTCGATATGCTCGCAAGGGTGGGCGCATCGTCTCGGTCTCGCCTACGTTCAAGCCACAGACTATTAACGCCATGGATCGTGTTCGCGCAAGTCTTGACCGTTCGCCCGTGGCCATGGGCAACTGGCGAACGTCTGCGGGATTCATCTTCAAGTTCCATGCTTCACGCCTGCAATTCTTTTCCGCTGATCCTTCGGCGAAAGTAGTAGGCGCAACCGCCGATCTGCTCCTGTCTGTGGATGAAGCCCAGGACGTGGACATATCCAAATTTGACAAAGACTTTGACCCTATGACTGCCGCTACGAATGCGACGCGCGTCTTTTGGGGTACGGTCTGGACAAAGGATACATTGTTGCATCGTCAGTCTGAGATTGCAAAAATAGAACAGGAAAAAGATGGCTTTCGCCGTTTGTTTCAATTCACTGCGGATGACGTGCGCGCGCTCGTTCCTGCTTATGGCGAGCATGTTGACCGTGTGGTGGCTGAGAAAGGTCGTCAACATCCGTTGGTAAAGACGCAGTATTTTTGTGAAGAGATAGACGCGCAAATTGGCATGTTTCCGGCCCGCCGCCTGGCGCTCATGCTTGGCGACCAGCCGGCGCAGGCCGAACCGATCCCAGGTCACATTTACGTGATGACCGTGGACGTGGGCGGGCAGGATGAAGCGCTCTTGAATTTGGACGGCATGGGTAACCCAGGGCGTGATTACTGTACGGTAGATATTCATGACGTGGACCTGTCCAGTTTGGAGACACTGCAATCCCCGATCTATCGGTGTGTGAACCGCAGTTCCTCGCAGGGTGTGAACCACGTG